CAGATGCTTTGTTATTTTCTATAGATGTAATTAGATTTTGTTCATACTCATTAGCTTGTGTTTCTAATGCGTTTAATTGTGCGTTTGTAGGTTTTGTTTTTTCTAAGTTCCATTCTTTAATGTATGCACCTTGTCCGTCATCTTGTAAAAGAACATCTTTTAGAAAATCTATTTCTGATCCTACATATAACTTTATTTTTGTACTTAATTCTGCCATGCTATGCTCCTCCTAGTAAATATCCACCTAAATAACAGGCTTTTTTATTATGTTCAAATTCATATCCAGATCCAGCATGATAATCTAGATAACCAAATAATTCTAAATAATCATTTTGTGCTAGATCAATAATTTGAGTTGTAGTTATAGTATCTCTAAAAGAAACATTATTAGCAGTAACATTATTAGTATTGAAATATTGCGTTCCATTTTTATAAAGTAGTAAACCTATGTTATACATATGATAAGCACTTTGTGTAATTTGCAAACCAGCGTAAATAAAATACTTACCAGCAGTAGGACAAGTAAAACGATAATTTGTTGAATTATCATATGCGTTATCTGTATCAAGAACTTCTGTATTAAGTTGTGCTTTTACTATTGTTGATGGACTAATTGATTGATCGCTACTTAAATATGCGTGAAAAGCTGGTGTATTACCTCCAGCATCAGCAAAACTTAAATTACCAGATCCGTCTGTTTGTAAAACTTTACCAGCACTTGGAGATGTGCTAGGAAATGTTAAAGTATAACTTTGTCCAGCACTATGAGGTGGAGCTTTTAGTTTGATTGCATGAGAATTATCTCGACAATTCATTGCTATGTAAGCATCATTAGATCCACCATCACCTTTGACTGTAACACCAGCAGTACCATTAGATATAAGACTTACTTTATCTTTAGTAACTGTACCATCTGCTATATCATCATTAGTTAATATAGCTTCAGAAGGTTGTCTACCTACATAACCCATTCTATGTTATCTCCATTATTGATAATGCTGCATCTATCTTAGCTGAAACAGAGCAATCAACTTTTATTACATCTGTAGTTTGTAATACTACCTTTGATCCTGTAAGTACTTCAAGAGTACCACCAACAGGAATAGGAGCATCTTTTACTACAAATACAGTTTGATTTGTTTCTGTATCAGAAGTGTCTGATTCAATCTTTACACTAACATTTACAGCTGATGTGTGGATATTACATAGTAATAATCCTAGTACTACCGAAGTAGTAGCACTTGGTACTGTATATAGTGTTAAAGGTGTACCAGCACTTGATGGCATAGCATCATTAGTTTTTACTTTGAATGTATTAGCCATTTGGTCCTTTCTATCCTAATGCTATTGCTAAAGCTGTAGCATCATCTAGTGATGCACCAGTTGCAGTAGCTGCTATTGTTAATGTTTCATTACCACCATCACTACCTTCTGTAAAGGAAATGTTGCTACCAGCAACTAATTTACCATTCAAAAAGCCTGGTGTTGTATCGTTTGCACTAACACTAACTTTAACATCAGTATCAGATACAATGGCAACCCATGCCGATCCGTTATAATATTTAAACTCATTACTTGTAGTATTATAGAATAAATCACCTTCATCTAAAGATGTTGATGGATCAGAAGATCCTATTCTATATTGATTAGCAAAGGTATTTACATTTGTAATATTAGAAGCTGTAGTATTTACATTAGCTATATTTGTAGCAACTGTACCAATATTACTATTAGCACTAGCTACTGTATTTATGTTTGTATTATTACCAGCAACTGTATTGATATTTGTTGCATTTCCAGCAACAGCATCAATGTTTGTTTGATTACCAGCAACAGCTGTAATATTAGAAGCAGCAGATACTACTGAGTTAATATTAGATTCATTACCAGCTACAGCGTTTACATTAGAAATATTACTTGCTACAGAATTTATATTAGATGAGTTTGAGTTTACTGTATTTATAGCACTACTCATACCAGCAACTGTAGTTATATTACTAGATATTCCAGCTACAGTAGTTACATTTGATGATATACCAGCTACTGTGCTAACATTAGATGCTATACCAGATACTGTAGATATAGCAGAAGCTATACCACTAACTGTAGTTATTTCTGATACAATACCAGCAACAGTAGATACATCTGTAATTGACTGTGAAAATTCTAAAGCATTACCAGAACTGTTTACAGATAGTATTTTATTAGCTACTAACTCAGGAAATGTCAGGTTAAATGCAGTTGATGTAGATATCTTAGCTTTTGGAGAAAATAATATATCTCTCTCATTTTGCTGAATCATAGCAATAATTTTGTCTAGTTCAGTATTAAGTGTTTCTATAGGAAATGTACCAGATACAGGAAAGTCAGATGTTCTAGATACAGCTAAGTTTCTAGATATAGTATATTTATCATTAACAGTAGCACCACTACCAAGTGTAATAGATCCACCACCTGATACACCAGCACCAGTAACAGAGTACTGAGTAGCAGATGATGGACTAGCTGTAAGTGTAAGGGTAGTATCTGCACCATTAGATGCAGCTGTTTTAATGACTGTAAGATCGGAATCAGCAAAAAACTCAAAAGGTACTGTAAATGATGTCTGCCCACCAGTAGCTGTATACTGTATTCTAGGGGATGTGTCTGATATTGCTAATGCCATTTATCTTATACTTTTCTCAAATTTATCAAATAAACTATCTAAATACCATATATTCTGCAAAGGTAAAGATCTTCTTATTGCTCTAGCTGTAGTATAATCATAATTACCACTTCCTGTATCTAACATTATTTCATATAAATTGTAGGCTAGTGATCCCGAAGGTCCAACTAATCCTAGTTTTTGCCTATTTGTTGCATTATATGGTTTACCAGCTCCTAATGCTGGAGCTATACCTAATTCATTATCTGACATAACTTCTAACATTCTATTTAAATCACTAAATATACCTATTGCTCCTGATCTATCTAAAGCACTAGCTATTTTATCTCCAGTTTTCTTTTTAGAATAATCTCTATCAAAAGCTCTTTGTCTTACTGCATCTACCATAGCACCCATACCTACTAAAAACATCAAACCTATAAAGAAATTTTGATCTCTTTCTTGTAAACCTCGCATCATAACAGCTTGTGTAGCTGCCATACCAAATTTCTTAAACTGTGATAGTAAACTTCCTACTGGTCTATTCATCCATAATGGTACATCACCTTTATCTGGTGTTATAATTGTTGTTCTTATTTCTTTACGAAGTGCATTACCGAATGCTTCTGCTGCTTCTCTATCATCCCATAAATCAGATCTTGCTACTTTACTATATTTTAAATCTCCTCTTTCTGCACCACCAACACCTAAACCATATTTTTTATATTGTTCTACTATTCTTTTAGCCATTGATTTATCAATACTACCATTTAGTAATTTAGCCATATTCTTTTTTGATATAGTTCCTCTAGTAGCTTCTTCTGCAAATGTTAAAATTTTTGTACTACCAATATAAGAAGATGCTGTTTTCATGCCTGTATTCCAAACATTCATTAAATTTATAAATGTAAAGTAAAAAGAGTTTGCAGCTCCTGTAGCTCTTTCTACACTATTTAATCCATATATCATTTCATCAACATTACCTATTGTGTTTGCTCTACCAGCAATAGCCAGATCTAATGCTTCTCCTACAAGGTTTGCTTCTTTCTTTGACATTTTTAATATTTCTCTATTAGCTTGATTTGCAAATATTTCAAAAGTTTGACCAAAACCTTTTTTAATTCCATTTTGCATAATTAATCTTGCCATGTCTGGAGCAGCAGATAAAAAACCAGATAAAAAAATCATGTTTTGTATATTCTTTGTTGTTCTAATACCTGATTGTAATCCTGATTCTGGATTATCAGTAAGTCCATAAGTGCCTCTTATAAGATCTCTACTTGCTTCTATATCTCTAATATCATCTTCTTTTTTTTGTAATAATTTTTGTCTTAACTTAGGTCTTGTACCAGCTGGTGCCATTTTATTTATATAAGCATCCCATTCTAAAGCTATTTGTGGTATACTTGGTCTATAACCAGTATTTGGACCTTTTAATCCCATCATAGCAACATCACCAAATACTTTAGATATTTCAATATCAGGCATAATTGAGTTAAAATATTGTTTAGTAATAATATTTATATTATCTTCCATCCATCCTCTTTGCATAAGATAAGCATCATCTAGTATCATTAATCTATTTTTTAAATGTTTTGATACACCTGATGGTTGAAATGCAAATGATAAATCAAATGTTTCATCTGGTCTAATAGCATCTCTAGGTAATTTGTTAAATGGTGTGCTTGTAGCTATATCATCTACCATTTCATCTAATTCTTTAGCAGTTACAGATATACCTTTATTATTTAAAGCTATTCTTAAATCATTCTTAAAATCTTTTTTTTTGTTTCTAATTAAATCTCTTTTCCAATATCTAGGTAAGTAATCTTCTCTAAGTGGACCAGTAGCATTTATATTTACAAGCCTTGCTTCTTCATCTGCTAATCTTGCTTCTATCTCTGCTAATGTTTTAGTTACACCATTTGATTCAGTAGTTTTTTTATTTTCTCTTTTCATTTTATCTCTAGTCCTTTTTAAACCAGCTATAATAACTTTAGAGTAAATACTAAATAATTCTTCTGCATCTGCTTCTCTACCAATTCTAGTAAAAAAATTTGTTCTTAAATAACTTGCAGCTTTATTTACTTCAGGTAATGGATCTTTAAAATCTTTATTTACTAATCTATATGACACCCTTCTTTGAAATTCTCTTTCAGAAATATATTTGATACCTTTAAATCTCATTTCTGTTTTCTTAAATCTTGCATCCTGACCAAGATTATTTTCTTGATATAATCTTTTTAAATAATCTTTATAACCACCTTTCACACTTAGTCTTGCTTCTTCTACATAAATATATTTTCTTGCTACATTTGCTTCTATTGATTTAGTTGTAAATCCTGTATTTAATTTATTTTTATTTTGTAAAAGTTTTGTATCTAATAAATCTGTAGCTAATTCTCTTACTTGCAAAATAGGAGATTTTAATAATCTAAACATAGGTGTTGCATTTGTTTTTTCTAAACCAGTAAGAGTGTTTGCTATAGCTTCATCATATAAATCATCATTATAGGATCTAGCACCACCAGTATTTGTAGCATTTGCACCTACTCCTTTTGGACCTATTCTATTTTCAGGATCAAGTATTCTATTATCTAATAATTCACCATTATTTTGTTTTGCTCTTGCAACAACTTCTTCTCTTCCATCTAATAATAATTGCTGTTTGTTATATTTACCAACAGCTTCACCACCTTCAAAACTTTTTAATCTACCTATAGTATTAACTAACCCTGTAACTATTGCAGTACCTACTGGTACAAAATATGCTAACTCTGTTTCTCTATTTGCATTTATTGTTTGTTTATATAATTCTTCAGCAGTAGCTATTGCAGTAATCCTTTTTAAATTGTAAGCACCACTTGCTGTTCTAAATGCTTTCATATTGAAAGCTGCATATGTAACAGGATCTAATATACCTCCAGTAAGTCTACCTATAAAATATGCACCAGGATTTGTAGCAATCATTTCTGATTGTTCTCTTAGCTCATTAATTAAATATTTAGTTTCTAATCTACTACCTGAGTTTCTAAAATAATCTATATTATCTATGTATGGTTTTAATTGTTCATCATATAAAAAATCATATGTTGGATCTTTTTTAAACTTTTGTGTTTTTTCCATAGTTGTTGCAAATGTTAGTGCAACTGAGTTTTCATCTAATACACCTCTTCTAAATTGTTCAGACTTTGGATTTCTAAAAAAATTCTCTAATGAACTTTCAGGTATATCTAATTCATTAGGTATTATTTTTTTACTAAAACCTTTTAAAACAACATTACTCATTTAAACATATCTATATCTATTTTGTTTTGATCTAAATAATCTAATAAGTCATCTCTATTTGTAATTCCATAAGTGCCTGGATATAAAAGTGCATATAAAAAATTTTCAGCATATTTTCTATCTAAACCACTTCTTTCAAAAAAATCTATAAATTTATTATCTTTTAAATAATCATTAACAGCATCAGTAACTATAATTTTCTTTGAAAAAATTTGTCCATCATTTGTTGTCATTACATCATTAACACGCAAAAATTGTGGATCATCTATATCCATAGACATTTCATAACTATTAGAATAAATTTTATTAGGATTTAAATTATAACTATATACATCTCCAGGTTCTCTAATAAAATAAAAAGCACCATCATTTAATAATTCATTAACTCTTTGTATATTTAACTCAACTTGGTTTTGTTGTGATGTTCCAAAGTTATTTATATAAATACCTGGATACATATCTATCATTTTATCTTGTCCATATTTAGCTTCCATACTCTTAATATGTTGAAATATATGTGCAGTCATATACATCTCTTTATCTAATTTATTTGAATATGGTATTTGTTGTTCTATGGAATTCTGTACTAATTTACCACCATTATTCATAGATTCATAATTTGATATACTAAAACCTTCTCTGTTTAATCTATATGCAGATGAATATAATGCTTTTTCTCTAACTCGTTCTACTTCTGATAAAAACTTATTAGGATTTTTTTCTAATAGT